GAATTCATTAGATGCGCGCTGTAATGCAGCGATGTGACCAAGATGGAATGGCTGGAATCTACCAGGGAATATGCATACTCTTTTACCAGATGCAGATTCTGTAATAATAAAATCTTCGAATGTTTGAATGTATTTCATATTAATCAGGTTGTCTATTTCTATAAAAATCTGCGAAAGATTTTGCATGTGATCTCCAACCACTATCTACAATTTTAATTATTTCGTCAAATTCATCTTTGGTTAAAGTCACGGGGCGTTCCATGTTATCTTGCCAGAAATTAACTACTCCAACAATACTACCTTGTGTTACGCTTTTAAAACCTAATTTAGCCATAGCTCTCTTGTCAGTATGGTCACTTGCGGTTACAACTCTAACAATCCATTTATCACCATCCTGCTTAAATTGAATTCTGTCGTTTGGAGTTATTTCTAGTGAGTCAAAATCCCTCCAGACTCCCTTTTTTACTTTGTATTCACCAGATTCATTTAAGAAACTTTCATAAACATCAACTAAAGCATCTTCACTGTTTTCGTAATCTATGTCAAATCCTGAAGAATCTGCAAGATCCATAAAACGTTCAAACTCTTTTTTAGGAAGAATATAATATGAATCACCTTTAACTTCTTGGTATTCTAGTTCAAGTTTAAATTTATCTTGAAGCAGTTCATCTAATTCTTCATCATTTATTGTGAAAACAACGTCAGTTGGTTTTTCCCTTTTAAATTTTTCAATTATTGCGGTTTCGTTAATGAATTGTTCAAACGTAGGTAGGTTTTTCATGATGTTGGTGTACTTCTTTTTGGTTTACCTGCTTGTACTAATGATGTAACTTCATCATAAAGATCTTCTGCTTTTTTAATATCAGACTTATAAACTTTGAAAAGACCATGCTTGCAATTGATTGTGTAAAAATCATTGTTGTCATAACCTTCCACAGAAAATGTTTCTGTACCTGTCATAAAAGGAATATTACGACCTTGTACCGCCCATGACATGATTTTAACCGTTGCACTAGGTGCATGGATAAGTTTAGCAAACTTATCGAGAATTTTGTCTCCAGTTTTTTTTACACCTTCAGGATATACGTATCCTTCGCTTAAGAAGTTTTCAAATAATTTGAAGTATTTCATAGTTATAATTATTTTTTATATGCAAGTATTGATCGTATCTGATGAAGTGGCGCAAAAATTCCAGTATACTTATAAAGCTTACCGTTATAGACAAATGTTATACCTTCAGTCGGTACAATACCTTCTAATCCACCTGCAGCAGTAACTCTTAAAAGTTCTGCCTCAAGTTTCTTGATATCTTTTTCGTCACCTGATGTTTTGATTTTACTGATAACTGAGTCTATTTCCTTTCTCATTGCTTCAGATGCCTTTGTAGGATCTGCAGAAAGAAATGAAGACATATTTTTCATGAATTCAGTTCCGACTTCCAGGAATAATGACTCGAGTGGTGCATAAACTCTACGCTTAAGTGCTTTAGCATCTTTCTTTTCAAGTTCAATAAACCAATCAGCATCAGTACCGAGTGATTTTTTAATAGCAGATACAGCAAAAGATTTATCGATGTCTGCTAATCTTTTAGCTAGACCTTCAATTGCATCAACAGGTATTGTAACACCGGCTTTATCAGCTTCTTCTTGTAAAACTCTTTTACCCATCCCAAGTGCATATTCATACACAGTTGATGACTCAAGAATTCCACTGTCACTTAAAATCTTTTTAAATTGTGATTCATAGTATGAAGCACGTTTAGCAGTATTAGGAAATGATTTAATATCCATGTCCTGGGGACCTCTCACGAAAAACATTTCCTGTGCAGAGAGGTTGGCGTCTTTAACAAGTGAACCTAGATCTCTAGCAGATTGCTTATCTTCGTCAATTACATTACCGTCTTTGTCATATTCAAGAACGCCATGGAAAACCAACATGTTCTGGCCATAAGGCACAGTATTCTGTGTGATAGGTGTAATAATTTCAAGTGAAAGAAATTTAGTACCTTCATTGAAATATTTAGCTTTATCCTTATCTGAAAGTTTACCTATTGAATTAGTTAAATCTCGCATTGCAGCATTGTAAGCAATTTCTATATCGCCACGACCTGCAAAAAGATTAGCAACACCACTTGCGTCAAGTGCAGCTTCACCCGCATTTTTCAAGTGCGACTTGTTTCTTGCTGCTATCAATTTTCCATTTTTCCAGGATATTGATATTTGTTGACCATCTGTTTTTTCCTGAACGAAGTTTTCAGGGCCAAAAGCACCGCTTACAGTAGACTGTATCATATTACGGAGATCAGTCATTGTAAGATCCATATCTTCGAAGGGGTGTGCAAGGTGACCGTATGCACCACCTTCGAAAATTGGTTGATAAACTTCAAGTACAGATTCGTCTTTTAAATTTGTAATAAATGACTCAAATGTATGTAGTTTCATTATTAAGATTTATTTAACATTCCGATAAGTGTACCGTAATCGTCGCCTTTTTTCTTAGATAAAAGACCATCTGCAACTTCTTTAGCTTTAGCTTCATCAAAGTCATCAGGGTGTTGTTGCTTAAGAATAGTGTTTACATATTCTCTGAAATCTTCATCAGATTTAATATCTGCTTCGTTGATACCATTGGAAGGTGCTGATTCAGGTAAAGCTTTGAAAAGTTCTTCAATAAAAGAGCTTTTATTATCTTCGCTAAGCTCAGACGGTGCAGTTACATCAAATTTCTTAAGTAGATTTTCAAATGCAGAAGCTACTGCTTTCTGTGCACTTGTTTTTTGTTCAATAACCTTTGATTGTGATTCTGCTTTAACTCGTTCTGTAAAGCTTTCAAATGACATTAGATTTTTCATTTATTGTTTATTTATTTTGGATTTAAGTCTTTTAGATCTAGTTTACTGTTCATATAACTATGTACAGTTTCGATGTAATCTGTTGCAGAGGTAATTTTACTTTGAACCCATGCGTCAAGATCTTTAACGTTGCCTACTACATTAATTAATTCACTTGCGTGATCTATAATTGTTTTTAATTGACCGACTGCCATTTCTTGCTCAGGTGACATTTCACCATTTGCAATTTGTTTAGGCACGATGCTTAAATCGCCAGCATCTTCTTTGATGAAGTCAGAATAATTCTTAACGGGCATAATCTGGGTTTTTTATTATATATCAGAATTTAACCTGCTTAACTGCGTATGAAAATTTTTGTTCTTTATAGATACGCTGGCGTTCTTTACCGTGTTTATATAGATAGCTATCCCATCCATCATAACTAAAGTTATCTACGAAGTCTATGATCGTTAATAACTCCTTGTCTTTGTGTAGTCTTAAACCTCGACCGATACTTTGTCGCACAACTATTTCAGATTTGAAAGATTCAGTGAAAAAGATATTGTGTATATTTTTAATGCTAATACCAGTACTGAACGTACCGAAACTTGCTATTAAAATCACATCATCATTTTTCTCCATTCTATCTTTATAAGTATCTCGAGTATCTGTACCTGTTCCACCGTCTACATAATAAATGGGTCTCTTAAATTTCTCTCTTAATAATTTATAGAGCTTTTGACCGTGTTCTATTCTATGAAAAAGGACAAGACTACTCTTTGTTGAACGACCTATCACATTTGATATAAATTTTAAACGGTCATCGTTTTTAATCATGTAATCTTGTTCCATCTGGTACAATTCTTTTCTACCAGATGATCGGCTTATATTTGCAAATGCAGCTTTAACCTCATCGGTTGCATAGTCCATTTCAATTACCTGAACTCGGCATTTTGTCACAAATCCTTCAGAAGCTAAATAGTTTGCGCTTACTTCTGTAATAAGAGGACCTGTATAACTCATCAGTGTTAACCTGTCAAGCGTTTCTGGTTTTGGAATAGTACCTGATAAACCAAATCTATATACGGCGGTTGTACACTTCTCTAGGATCTGTTTAATGGACTGGGCTTTTACCTTATGTGTTTCATCTACAATAACCGCATCGAAGTCCTCAAAGTATTCTTTATTCTTTTTAGATAATGATTGATATGTACCTATAACAAAATTGTACTCAGGTTTAACGGCCTGTCCAGAATATACCTCTTGGAATTTTATCTTTACTGGATTCTCTACAAATCTTGCATACATTTTAAAATCTCCAACACCCTGTGTGACTAAACTCACACTTGGTACAATAAAGAGAATCTTTTTACAAAGTTCCTTTTGTAGAAGATATGAAACAATAATATATGAGATAAGTGTTTTACCGGCAGATGTTGCAAGCTCTGCTACACATACACGGTTTTTAAGTACTTTATAAGCTGCTTCAATTTGATATGAACGAATCTCCATGTTAAAATCCTTGAAATGAGCTTTAACCCATTCCTCGAATTCCTCGTACTTAATTGAATTATCGAAAAGTCTACGGATACCATCAATTTCTATATCGAAATTATATTTTTTGCATATATCTGTAATTTCTTTCCAGAGACCTGCTGGTATAAATTTATCCTTGATTAAATATGAAACACACCCATCCCAATGACCCTGTTTAACGAGAGGGTGAAATCTCCAGCCGTTCACCTTTCTCGTTAAGCAGATACGTAGTTGTTCGAATTCAATATCGGTTGCCTCAACTATTATCAGATACTTATTGTCTTCACTGAGTTGCAGTTTCACTATTATGAAAGTTCGTTAATATTCAACTTATTCTTGATGGCCCAACCAATATTGTCTAGTGTTTTTATACACTCTTTAAAGAAATCGATTTGTGTTGATAAAAAACCTATCTGTTTATTTAAACTTGAAAGATCTGCTTCAACCATATTAACCTTTTGCTTGTCGTTTAATTTATAGTCGTAATTAAAGTATTCTACAAATTTATTCTTGTACTGGATATTATATGTAGACTCTTTTTTCTTAAGAGTAATATTAATTCTGGCAATCTGATCAATTACCATGTGGCGAAAACTAAGCATTGTAACCTGAGCTTCAGAAAGTTTTTCCATGTGGCGAATCATATCAATAACTTCCATGATTCTATCACCCCATTCACTTCTCTGTTTCTCTAGAAATTTCTCAAGGTCTAGTAACTTATCGCTTTCTGTATGTTGTTCTGTCTGGTTTTCCATATTAAAATAATTTACCCTCAGAGTCGTTTTCTTTTCTACGAACTTTAACCTTACTCTTCTTTTGTTTTACTTGTATTTCTGAGATTGTTTTACTTTCATATGCGTATTTGCTTATTGGTAAGTCATCTACCATAAGCCTATAACGTGTTTTGTATTGTTCGTGGTCTTGGTTAAACTTATCAAGTTCTTCCATAAAGATAATATTATTTTCAAACATAGAAACCATCTAGCGTATTAGAAGAAAAGTAACTATTGATATATTTATACGCATCAAGTTTGTTTTTATAACATACCAGTACTAAATCGTTTAAATCTTTTATTTTGTATTCATGTAGTTTATGTTCATTAATAAACTTAGACCATAAGAAAACTTCGTTTTGGGATTTAAGAAGGGCCATCATTGCCTTTTTACCACTTGCATCATTATCGAACATATAACGTATTGTTGGGATATCTTCAAATTGTGATATACTTCTACCTACAGTGCACAGTGCTATACTATTAGATATAAATTTAGCATCGATTGGTCCCTCAAATATGGTTACAGGTCTGGTGAAATCAATATTCAATATGCCGAATAGTGTAGATATTTCATTTAACTTTTCAAGTTCAGATCCTTCTGGAATTTGTAAACCGCAAAAATGATACATCTTCTCAATATTATATGTCAGATATTTAGCAGATGCCCTGTTAAGATTCCTGATTTGGAATCCTGCAACTTTACTCCCATCCCTGGTTAGGTTCAAGATATAAAGTTTTCCATTACTGTAACTAAATTCATCTGAAGCCCTTACAAGTAACCTATCTCTTAAGTAGTCAAAACCGGGTGAATCCTTTCTAATGATGCTACTGTTAGTCTTTTTTAGGAAAGTATCAATAGGTATTGCAAACTCATATAGCTTTTCAAATAGCTCATACTTAAAATCGTTTTTGATTGATTTTCTACTATTTGATTTAATGTAATCGATAACTGCAATTCTTTCACCGCTGTCTAAACCGCCAGGTGTAAAGTCATTAATAAAATCATTTAAAGATCTATGTGAACCACAACCGTAATTATAGCAATGGTAAAATAAAGTATCCCAAAATAAGTTGCCGCGCTTTTTAAGAACATCAGTACTTCCATCTCCGCAATATGGACATGCAAAGTTTAGCCTGTTGTGCATCTTCTTAATCTTGGTTCTAGGTCCAGTGCCATGTGACTTAACTAGAATACCTGTAACAAGATCTTCAACTTTATTTTTAAATGCCTCGTCTATTTGTAATTTGTTTTCAAGATCCACCATAACTTAAAATAAAAAGGGAGCTTGTTAGGCTCCCTTTATTGTTATTAATTAATACTAAATACCTAGGCCATCTAAAAACGAATCTAAATCTTCGTCATCTGCGGCTGATGCTGCAGCTGGGGCTTTAGGTGCCGCTTTAGCTTTTGGTTCAGGTGTTGATGTTCCAAATAAATCATCATCTTCGCTTTCTGCTGTGAATTTAGTTTCAGCTTTTGGTTTAGCATTAACTACTGCGTCAATACTTGCACCACGTCCTGAGTAATAAGAAAGAAAACGTTCAACTGAAGTTCGATCTTCATCTGACCATGCACGATATTCAAAGTTACTTAAATCTGGTGCAGCATTTAATTCCGCAAGAATTGCTTCTTTACACTCAGGTGTTGTATCAGCAGGCTGACCATTTACCGTAACAGGTGTCTTTTTGTTTTGGAATTTAGATGTGTCGAAATTATTGAATTCACCTTGCTTGGTAACGATAAGCTCAAAGTTCTTTCCTGAAATAGGATTAAAGATTTGAGTAGGTTCGTCAAAGCTTGGTGTCATCTCATCGTCGATCTTTTGCTTTAACTTAACGCCATACTTTAAAATAAAGTAACGACCTTCATTCTCAGGTTTCTGAGGATCTTTGATAACTTTAATCAACGAATAGAATTGTTCACGGCGCTTAAGTTTTTCTGCCATTCTTCTATCTGCTGCTGACTCACTTTTATTAAGTTTGTAAAACAGTTGTTGAATAGGGCATTTTTCGCCGATCGTTGAAGGGCTATGAAAACTTTGACCTTTACCATCTGGGCTTTCCAGCCAGTAGGTATACTTTCGAATGATAGGTTGTTTTGGGTTTTTAACGTTTGGCATGAATCTAATCAATGCCTTGTAGGTGCCGTCTGCACCATCTTTTGCTTTAGGAGAGTAGAAAACGCTTTCTTTTTTGTCTCTCTTGTAAAGGTCGATATTCTCAATGTTGTTTGAGAAGATATCGAAATCATCCTGTTGTTTTGCCATTTGAATTGTTTTTAAATTTGCCTTTTTAATTTGCCTGAATAAACTGTAACTGGCCAGTAAACTTGTTATTAACAGTGTAAGCTATATATTGAAATGTATTGAGATTGTTTCAGGATTATCAGTAGGTAAGCAATAATTAGGTGTTTACGGTAGATCCTGAAACAAAAGCCCTAAAGCTGTGTACAAAATTTAAGTCGCTTAAATCCCCAGGTAGGACCTTTTCTAGACTAGGCTAGCTCAGGGCTAGAGAATTTACCCTCAAGAGCATTAGCAATGAAGTAAGCATCGATCAAGTCATCAGTAGGTTTAACCAGTTTCTTGGCCCCACGTAGAGACTGGCTTAAAGACCAGAAGTCAGAAGCATCAAGTCTAGAGTCATTATGCTTGTTCTCCGCAAATACATCATACATATCCTTCTTCTTGTACCGGCCTGAGCCCGCATGCTTCTTAATAGTACCAGGCGCGATAACACTTAAAGTAATATCTTGGAATGTGTCGATAAGTTCCTTCTTAAGGAATCCTGTTGCTATTGCAATGTCGAGAATGTTATTAGTGTTGGAGCCATAAGAAAAGCCTTCAAAGCCGAAATGGATCTTGTGTTCATTGTATCCGTAGCCAAGTTCAAAAAGGTTGGTAAGTATTAGATCTTTGATTGCAGTTGCCCTCTGGATATATTTAACGATCTTTTGATATTCACCTTCACTATAGGTGTCGATACTGTCCTGTGAGTTAACTGTGTCGTTAATTAATGTAAATGATACATCTCTACATTTAGATATAGAGTCTGTGTAAACGCCGTCAGCTTTGGTTTTTGGTCCTGATGAATAACTTATCCAGCGAATCTGATCGCCATGGGTAATACAAATGCCAGGTGAGTTGATTGAAAAATCGATACCAACAAAAAACATATAAATAAATTTAGATTGAAATTATACTCTAGATCCTAAAGCACTACCAAGTGCTGCGCCAACCAGACGACTTGTTAACATATCATAAAGAATTCCGCGCTCAACACCAAGAACTCTGGCAATGATTTTACCGATACTGCTACCTAATGCGAATCCGGCTAAACCACCAAGAATAGAACCAATAAAGCCTTCGTTCATTATATCTTCTTCTAGATCTGTTAATGTCTTTCCGTTCTTTAAATATTCCTGTACAAATCTTTCAATTGCTTCGTCGATTTGTTTCTCTTGTTCAGGTGATAACTCTGTAATAAGATTTTCATTTAATACTTGAAATTCTTTTTCAAAGTTTTTATTCTCATTTATAAATTCTTCGTACGTCTTCATATTCTATATATTAGTCGAGTTCTATTCTGACCTCAAATTCATTATAAGCAATACTTAAGTCAAACGTTTTAAACTCTGCAACATTAGAAGCAAAGCTCATATCAAGATCACTTAGACTTTTAATTAAAGGCTTTTTAAGTGTAGCTGTTACAAGTGCATTACCTTCAGAATCAAGAATACGTAGATTCAAATCATCTGTGTAAGGTTTCTCGGTTTCAAAACTATAATAATAAGAAAGAGTGTCAAGTAGAATCCAATAGTTAATATAACCATCAACTAACTGAAATGTAACTGTAAGTTCTTTCTGAAATAACTCCTGTACCGGTAAACTATTTCTAAAAAGAATCTGACGACCAGGATATTGAGCCTGTTGAACTGGATCATAACCCATACCAGGTAAATTAATAGACTGTATAGTGTAATTAATAAAATCTAAAGGTTCTTCAATAAGATTACCTGGTATTCTATTCAAATACTTTCTATACTTATCTGCGACTACCTTTGGTATAAAAGTACGCGGAAAACCAAACTGAAATAAATTATCCCTGGCGTTTAATAACATTACTTATTGAATCTTATATTTCGTGTACTAATACCACTATTCTTACCTAGTACCTCTTCAGATACACTAAAATTATTATTTTTAGGTGGTGCTGAAGATGTTTCTGTACCTACAATTGGTGTAGATGGCGTTTCGGTTTGTGTTGTTGCCGATGTTGTCGATGTCGACTGTGTTGAATTTACATTTGCAATAGCTTGTTCATAAGCCGCTTGCTGTGCAGCTATTGTATCAGCAGCTGAAGATAGTGAATTTGCCAAATCTGACAAGTCTCCACCTAGATCAGATATCTTATTCTGTAAACTAATGATATATTCTTGCTGGTAATTTCTTTCAGCTTTCAGTACTTCAATGTTAGCATCCTTTGCAGCCATCATAGCAGTTGTACTTTGTTCAAGAGCACTATAAACTTTTTGTAAATCAGTTATTGTATCTGATGCTACTTTATCTGCTTTGCTTTTTGAATTATACCAGGTACCTGTGTAAAGTAAAGTCTCTTCACTTGTACCACCTCCTGTTTCAAGCACAGTCGAAATGTAATATGTAGTGTCAGTTAAGCCTAATATTTTACTGGATTCTTCTGAAGGTATCTTAAATACAACTTCACCATTTGCAGGATTAAGCTGTTTAATATTTGTATAGTTCTTCAACTTAATTTTTAGTCCAGTTTTCTGGTCAAAGAAGTTTAAGTATAAAGAACCAGTATTTGTTAAATCTACAAGTTGGGGTTCACCGACACCTAATGCATCAGATACCGCATTATTATAAATAATGAATTGATAGAAATTATCAAAAGGTGAAATACCAATTGGACCTTCTCCTTGTTGATAAACTTTATCTGTGTTTGCAATCTGCTCAATGCTTAATGGTATATTTGCAGGCAACATACTCTGGCCCTTTGCAGTAGGTAAAACATCACCTTGTTGTTTAACCGCTGGCGTTACTTTAACTGCACTTACACTTGCGCTGATTCTATTTCTATCAACAAAGCTGGTTACAAACTCAGTCTGTATAGTAGTTACACCGCCATCCTGAGTAATATTCATTCTATTGTAACTGGTTAAATTTACAACAGGTTTATTATCTGGTATAGTGTTATAAACTTTTGCTACAACTGGTTCTACACCTAGATTAATTTTACGAATTCTTCTACCATATTTCTTAACATCAAATGATGCATATTGCGACTGTCTAACAATTTGTGAATTATCAACAGTATTAAAAATACGTAAAGTATATTCTATTCTATATGAAGTGGCTACTGCTGAATTTAAAACAATTGGTCTAAACTTATATGGCACACCGAAGTCGTTAGACTGTAGAAATGAATTTTCAGAAGTTGTAATAAAACTGGTACCTACCTGTTCAATAACTCTAACATCATGAAAAACAATTATCTTTGTGTTAGGTAAGTTATCTAAAGAAATGATAAAATCTTCATAGATATCACCGTTATACTCACCGTATAATTCAAAAAAGTCTCCATTAGGTGATTCCTGTACAGCAGCAGATAAGCCAGAATATTCATCTGTTTTATTTATACTGACTGAAACCTCATTACCTGTTAAAAAGTACTTATAACCATTTACTACTTCTGTTGTGATGATATCCTTTAAAGAGAAATCAATCATTGTACTATCTCTTACGCCTGAACCATTTGTCATTAAATATGACAATGACGTAGTTACAAGTGGATTAGAAATAGTAACATTATTAAGATAACTTATTGCAGGTATTTTAAGGTCAATATACTTTGTATAAAGTCTTTCACCGATTATAAATTCGTCTGGATTAATTACCTCATAATTATCAGTATTAAGAAAAGCAATTGAGGTTAGGTTTTGTCTTTTTCCTTGACCATCAGTAAACTGAACATCGAAAATAAAGCCATCACCTTGTGAAGCAAATGAATATCCTGAAATCAAGTGAAGTCGTAGAGTATCATACTGTACAGCTTCAGGTGGAACGTTAGGTGGTGTGGTTAATTGTGCTAAAAGGCTGGCTACGTCTGGTAGATTTGTGTCATAATCCAGATAGTTAAGCGGCATATTAGTTGTTAGATATGCGTACTTAGTTCTCTTAGAATTAATAGGTATAGCACTAATGGTTCTGTAATTACCTGTAGGTACATAGGGATTATCCTCTGTAAACATGAAGTTAGTGCCAGTATACGTATTATCAAGAATCATTACTCGTGCACCATTTGTATCTGTATCGATAACAGTTGGTAGTGCCGGATCTTGGTAGATATACTCAAGTAATATCTGCGGATTAAGCTGGATGTATTTAGAAGTAGAAGCCATTTACTCAGTTATGTATTCCAATGTCGAGGCATCTAATTTACCAGGACCGTATTTTTGTTTTAGATATTCTCCAAATTGCTTTTCTTCATTTCTTGTTTTCTCTAACGTATCAGATAAACTGTGCTGTAAATCAATAAGTTCATTTAATTGATTTTCAACTGAAGTTATTTCCTGGTGGATTTTTTTATAATTACCCATCAGGCTTGCTATATTTAATTGTTCGTCTAGATTTAATTGCATATGTTTAATAATTAAAGAAAGTACCAGGATTTATTT